GAAGTTGATAAAAAAAAACTGTCCACCTAACGCAAACTTGACTTCTAATTTATTCTTAAAGAGTTCCGCCCTATCATTGAGGGTCTCTTGATTATACTTCTCAATTTTAAAATTGTGTTTAGATTTTTCCGAGACTATGGGTCTGTACATTATTGCACAGATTATATGTAGATAGTCCATTATCTCGTCAGGTTTCTTTGTTAGTAAGGTATCAAGGTCCACAAATTCTCCGAAGGTAATTTCTTTATATGATGGTAGATAACCATAGTCAACACCATCTAATGTAAATCTATCAATAAGATTATATGGTGGTCGTGGTACCATTGCAAATATTGTTGTTGCTAAGAAGTCCACCTTATGGTTTTCTGCATCTATTAACGTTTCCATTGGACAATCTGTTAATAGGTTGACAACCTTTGCTTTCATATACTCATCCTCAAATAAGTCTTTGATTTTGAATATCTTAACGTAATCACCAATAGATAAATAATTTGGTAATTCGTAATCTTTTCCTTGTAATTTAAATGTTACTTCACTCATAGTTTTTATGTGAACGCTATTGCATAACGTCCTGTTGATTTTAAATTCTTTATTTCGTAGTAAACTCTCATCATCAGTGCATCAGATAAATCGGGTGACTTACCCAATATCTTCTTCATCTCATCCTTTGATTGAACGGATACCTTATTGTCTTTGTCTACATCCTTTAGCTTAACCGCTAATAGTTCCTGAGTTAGGTCATCAATTACAGATGGGTTCATTATGTTGATTGATATCTTCCCTTCTTTAAATAGTTCAGATAATTTAACGTAGCATTGAGATTTTAAATTGGAATAGTTTTGTTTGTGTAATGGTGAACTATTATTCACAAAGTTGGTTCCCTTAATTTGGTCAGCAACTCCGCCACCTACTCCATCACTATCCACAATAATGTTACTTGGATGTATTCCGTACTTCTCAATTAACTCCCTAATTTCGGACGATAATTCTGTGGTTGATAACTTATTATAGACGAGACATTCCAAGACCACCAGTCCACTCCAAATCATTACTACGGACCTATCACTACCAAACCGTGCAACGTCAACTGACATATATTTTTTATCTGTTGGTTCAGGTTTAAATCTGAATATAGAATTTGATATATGGTCAAAGTTGAATATACTATCATCTTCCTCATTGTAATTCCAATCACCTTCCAATAGTCTACGTCTTTGTGCATTAGGTAATCCCTTTAACATCTCAATGTATGATGGTGGTAAATGAGGATTGTCCATTGGTAGTGCGGGAACAAACGCTTTGTTTGGTTCCAATGTCTCCTGAATAAATGGTAAATAGAAATCTTTCTTAATCCAATTCTGACCAGGATTGCAGGTCAGTAATACTTTTGGTATTAAACTATATTGATTTAACTTATAACGTATCCTTGATTTAAGGATAGAGAAACATAGATGTGATACCTGTGCAGCTTCATCAATGAAGACTGCTGATACTTCTATACCACCAAGACTATCATAGTTGGGGTCTGAGGGTTGATACGCAAGGTCCTTTAATATTATCTCTGATTTGTTTGAGAATGTTATTATGTTGGACTGACCATTGAATGTATAATGTTCCCCTGATTTTAATCCCATTAATTGTAACACCTCAAACAATGTGTTGAGTGTGGTTACTTTTAATTGTTGTAATACTGTTCTACCTATTAAGGTTCTGATACCAGCATATTGTAGACACATTGAACTAATCCATAAACAACCAAGATATGACTTACCACCACCAGCGGATCCTCCGTAGGTGATAATATTTGTAACATCATCTGTTAGAAGTTTCCAACATTGAGATTGTTTCTTGGTTAATTTTATATCACTCACTATTTCTTTTCGTTGTTAATTCTTGCTTCCGCTATCTTTATATATTCTTCTTCCTTCTCAATTCCTACAAAATCAAAACCACCTCTGATTGCTGCTTTACCTGTTGAACCAGAACCCATAAACGGATCAAGAACTGTTCCATTAACTGGTGTTACTAACTTGATTAGGTATAACATTAGTTCTGTTGGTTTAACTGTTGGGTGATTATTGTCTTCATCCCTATCTTTCTTGGACGCCTTAGGACAATAGAAGAAACGACTTGCACCACCTTTATCGTTATATCCTCTTTCACCTGTTTGTGTATGTGATTTTCTTTTCCATCCTTCATTTGAATTATCTGAACTAAATCCTTTTCCAACAAATTTTGTTGATTTTATATCCCCCGATTGTTGGTCTAATACCTGTCCCGCCTCTTCGTCAAAGATTATGTTTGCAGGCCATCTTCCTTCGTTAATTTTATATTCACCATTATACTCTATTTCATAATCACCATTAAAAGTATTTTTACCGTGTTGAGGTGATTTAATTTGTTCCGTACCAATCCTGCTATCATCTATATTCAATCCACCTGTTCCCCATTTAATTACATTCTCCGCGTTTGTTTTTTCACTTAATGGTTTCCTTGCTAGTACGATTGGTTCGTGTGCTGGTTTTAATGCGGTTCCCCATCCTTCCCATTCACTTGTTCCTTTTGTTAATGGTATTGATTTATTTGTACCACTATACATTCCCGCACCACTATCTGTTCTATCACCAACAATAACATCACTCCTTGTTGCAATATTTGTTTGTTCACCAACCACTTCCCTATCATTTCCCATTATCTTATCCACCGCTTTACCGATGTTATGTGATTTAGGAAACCCTGAACCAAATACCCACATTAACTGGTCCCTTATCTCAAAACCTGCGTCTTCCAATCCTGTCGTCATTCTATGATATGTTCTTGGTGCTGAAAATGAAACCAAATAACCACCAGGTTTTAATACTCTTAAACATTCTCTTCCCCATAACTCACACCATTCTTGAAACCACTTACCTTCTTTTGCTCCACCAATTTTTAATCCAGGTTGAACCCCTGTTGAAAATCCTGCTTTCGCTGGTGACTTACCTTCATCAAATCTTTCTTGTGAACGCTTTTTTTCTCGTTCAATTAGTTCCATATGTTTCTGTGGACTATCCCATTCCTTATTCATAAAGCCAATTCCATACGGTGGGTCTGTTACAACGCTGTCTACCGAATTATCTGGTAACTCCTTCAGTTTTTCTAAACAATCTCCTAAGATTAAATTCATTTAATTTTCTTTTTATACTTCATCCCTATTTTATTCTTATTCACCTGTATCATATACTCTTTATCTATAAATCTGTAAAGACATCCACAGGATTTAGTTTGTCCTGATTTCACATTATGGATCATCTTGGTCTTAATCTGACCACACTCACATTCAAATACTCCACGTTTAATCATTCTAAACCCATCATAGACTGGTTCATCGTACTCAAGTAGGGTTAACATATTAGTTTTACATCCTACTTCCATTGGTTCTTTTCTCATAATATATATATATTTATTTTATCCAAAAACGAAGTTTTGGTCATACAATAATATAAGAAAAATTAGTCACTATTCAAAATAATATTAACAGAAATTGGTAAATCTCCTGATGTAATATCAATCTTTTTTGTTTGTTCCAATCCGTATAGTTTTGTTAGGTCACGTAGTACTTCTGATTCAACTCGTCTGTTACCTGATTCACGGCATCTATTTAACAGGTCGTATAGTCTTGTTAGTTGGTCTTGTAATATTTGTTCGTGTTCTTCTGTGTGTCTTTCCTTTAATCTTTTACGTGCATCGTACCACATATTCTCTGCGGCTTTGGTTGTTATTTCAAATTCTTTTGATACTAAGTCTCTAAATTCTGTAAATGATTTCTTTTCCCATAGTATTAATTCAAATACTCTGGTCATTTTTTCTTCGTATTCTATTTCATTAGATTTACGTCCACCTGCTTTTTTCTTTGGTTCCATTATGATACTTTTAATTCTGAGTTATTGTTGATATAGTTCTTTAATCTTCTTGATTGTTTATTGACACAGGAACCACAACTGAAATCAAAGTCATCGTTAAACAGGAATTGATATACCTTATTAATGAATTCTCTTTTATCGTTACCTCTATTTCCAAGTTCAACATAAGCATTTCTTATATCTTCCATTGTAGGTATAAATATATCGTTTTCAATAATTTCTGGTAATTCTGTTATTGGTTCTTTATTTTTACAATCTTTACAACCTTTCTTTTTCTTACCATCGGATTTTAGAGACTCCAATTTGTCTTTTAATTCTTTGTCCATATTAATCGTGTATTAGAGGATATTCATCTTCCTCATCTTTTAATTCATCCATTAGTTTTTTATGTTCTTCTTTCACCCATTTGTTTAATTCCTTTGCTAATAGACCATCAGGTGTATCAGGGAATTTGGTTACGTCAGGTAGAAAGAAATCATCTATGTTTGAAAATGGGTCTAATTCTTCTGGTTCCATATTAATCAAATTTTAAGTTAGATGGTTTGTGTTCCCATATTGATTTTATTTTATTTGGTTCTTCCAATTTAATTCCTTGTTTCTTTTCCATTATATATTCTGCCACTTCTTCTATTGATGGAATTCTTAATTGTGCTTCAGGTGGTGCAATTCCTTTTTTGATATCTCTTGCTACCTTTCTTTTGTATCTTCTGTTTACTGAACTACTCATCACGGTTAAATTTTATTATTGTATTATTCTTTATTGTTATTTTTGTTTCCTTGATATATCTTGCCACACTTGATAGTGGTATGGTTGTATCTTTTGATACCTTCTTTAATGAACCAAGTATCATATATTTCTCAAAGATTATCTTGTTAAACCAATTTGTCTCAGTCCATTCATTCTCAATCAGTTCCATCAATCTATGGTCATCAAACACACAGTCATCAGGAACCTCAATCATATCATATAACTCTGTGTATTTGGATGATTCCATTCTTACCTTCCTGAAAAATGGTGATGTCTTTGAATACCAATTAATCTTTAGTACAGCAACAATATAATATTTTATGGAATTATCGTCAATGGTTTTTAATTTGATTTCCTTTCGTTCGTATAATTGTAATAAAACATCCTGCAACAAATCATCAGTCCAATCTGAATCTTTGGTTATCTTTTTTGCAATCGTTCGTAGTTCTGTATAATTCTTGACAATCCATTTCTCTATGTTAGGATTCATTAAGCATTTTTCTTACGTCGCTGAATACCTGTACGACTTCGTAATTCTCATCTTTCAAGTTTGTTTCAATGGAAGATTCCATCATCTCATCCAAGAATTGTATCCTATTTATGGTTGGGTCTATTTCTCTATCTATTTGAAGTAATAATCTATCTATGATTTCATTGCATATTAATTTTTTGGTTTCCTTGTCATACACAAAATATCCTTTTGGTATTCCAATATATCCCATATCAATACTCTCTCTATCTCTTTTCATATTGTTTTAACCATTTACAAGCGGTTGGTGGTGACACATCAATTATTTTTCCAATCTCAACATAGGTTTTACCCTTTTTTCTTTCTTCCTTTATTATAATAACCTTTTCTAATTTTTCTTCAAGGGTATAATATTTTAAGTTATGTTTAGTTGGGATTGGTTTCTTTAGATTAATAAATAGTCCGTCTTTGGTTTTTATTCCATCTTTCCACCATTTACCATTTTCTTCATTTAACTTCCATCCCATTGCAAGAAGTATTTCGTGGGTATAATGTTTCTGATATTCATCGTGGAAATTTCCTGGTTTAATTGGAACCCTTAATGAACCACCATTATTATCTAAACTTTTATATGTTTTTTCTGTTCTATATTTTAGTTCTTTTTCCAAACAACACTTCTTGCAGGTTAACCTGGAGGTGTAATATTCGTTAACAGATTTGACTTCAAGACAGGTAATACAAGTTTTCTGTTTGATATCTTTTACCTTAATTACCTCTGGTTCTAATTTTAAGACCACTGGTTGAACTATCTCTGTTGGAATGAGTAATCTATCCATCTTGTTCTTTTTTCTCGTAGAATACAAACATTTGGTACAGTGACCGCGAGTGAAATGTTTATTAACTTTTGAATGAAAATATGTTTGAAATTCTGATAATGGTAAATCAGCTTTACATTTTGAACAAGTTTTGATTTCCATATTATATAAATAGTCTGATTTTAACGAAAAGATCCAGTCATTTAAACCTGGGAGATAAAAATTTGACTGGATCAAAACATATTTTATATGTTTATATTCTAATATAAAGAAATTATTTCATAAATAGAAACATTATTTGAATATTAATTGTTCTATTCCCAAACTTTTTCCAACATACATTTCTGTTTGCCACTTGTCAATATCAACAGCATTTCCAAAATCAGTTTTATCATTCATTGACCTAATGGTAAATATTGGATTAGCATCCATTTCTTGGATACACCAAAAATATATCCCTTCGGGAGTTGAGTTAAGATAATATGATTTTTCTTTTTTAATGAGTTGGTCATACTTTTTTCTTTCAAGTGTTAGACCAACAAAATGTTTATGACGCTGCTTATATTCAATCCACATTCCTGTTGAAGGTGAATACCAATCTATCGGTGCAAATTCATCATCAAGATTATTATCATATAAATCAGGTAACCAATTCAACATATATTGGTACATAACCTTTTCAGTTAATTTAGCAAGAAATCTTGGCGTTAATATCATAGTGTAATAAAGTTTTCTTCCTTCGGTTTAAGTTTAGTAAAATTGTTGAGGATTATCTCATCACTCGTTCCTCGTTCTGATTCAGGTAAACTAAGTATAAGCAGGATGTATTCCTCCTTTTCTTTAGTTGATAGTTTGTAAAATTGTTTTAATGGCATCTGGTCTTTTCTCCATTTCCATTGTTGAGTATACTTTTCCATTGTTATATTTGTTTATGTATTATAAGTTTTTTTTAATTGATAATATCTACTTGCTTCTTTAGTTGATAATTTATTCCAACCTTGTTCTTTAATTTTATCTTTTAAATTATTCCATTCTTGTTCTTCAATCTTATCTTCAATTTTATTTATAACCTTATCTTTATCTTCTTCTTCTTCTTTGG